GCTCCGGATCGGAGGCGATTCCGATGACGGTTGCCTGCGTCAAATAATCAATTGTGTTGAGTTTGTGCCGGATGATTTCCTCGCACAATAATTTCATGCGAGTGACATTCAGAGTGATGTTGTCATCTACAAAGAATACCCCCCACGTGCCGCGATTCTTCAAAATCGTGAGGTCCTCGATGATGCGCTCGATCGGCACCTTGCGCTGGATGTCGGTCACGAACGACTGCAGGCGCTGCATCACCTGCTGGATGCCGCTCACGATGCTCTGCTGAATCTTCGGCCAATTCTCCACGACCCACGCGATCACGCCCTGCACCGCCGTCACGATCGTGTTGAAAATCGGCGCCACGTTCGTCTGAATCCATGCCCCCACCTGCTGCAGCGTCCCGATGATCTGCGGCGCCAACTGCTCCACCACCGGCCCCACGTTCGTCTGCAGCCAGTCGATGATCATCGTGAACGCATTGACAATCTGCGGCACGACCTCCGCCACGATCGGGCCGATCGCCTCGAACGCCGCGCCCAGCCCGTCCATGATGATCATGCCCAGCGGCGCCAGCGCCACTTCGGCCGCATTTTTAATGCGCTGAAATTTTTCGGGAAAATCTTCTGTGGCCTTCGCCGTCTCCAGAATCGCGCCATCCGCGTTCTGCATCGCCTCTACCAGATCATCCACCGCAAACCGCCCTTCGCGGATGGCCGCCGTCATATCCGGCCCCGCCTTCGCCCCGAAAATCTTCATCCCCAGCGCCAGCGCCGCGCTGGAATCCTTCATATCGCGGATCTTCGTGATGCTGTCCTGCAGTCCCTTCTGCAGCGGGATGTTGTCGCGCGCAAATTTCCCCGACGCAATCCGCAGCGCGCCCAGCACCAACTCCGTGTTGACGCCCTCTTTTTCAAATTTCGCAATCAACGCCGCACTCTCTTTGAAACTGAAACCCATCAACCGCAGCGGCGATCCGAATTTCACGACGCTGTCCATCAAGCGATCCATCGGCACGGCCGTTTTCTGGCTGGCAACAAAAATCGCATCCAGCGACGTGCTCGCATCCTCAAGCGGAATGCTCCAATCGCCCATCACGCGCGAAAACAACTTCGCATTCTCCGCCGCGTCGCCGCCCATCAGCCGCGACGCTTCCAGCAGCGGCTTCGCCAAATCCGTCAAAAACGGCCCGGTCGCCCCCAGCCGCTCGTTCAAGATCGTCACCGCACTGGCGGCCGCGCCGGCGTCCGCCGGCACACTCGTGAACACCGTGCGAAAATCCTGCTTCAACGCCTCCAGCGCCTCGCCCGTCGCGCCGGTCCCGATCTGGATCGTGTCGTAGGCATCGTCGAGTTTCATCGCCGACGCAAAAGCGGCCGTGCCAATCGCCCCGACCGCCGCCACGGTCGCGCCCGCCGCGATCGTCGCCACGTGCCCCACCGTCTCCAGCCCGCCGCCGATCGCCCCGGAGATCCGCCCGCCGATCCCCTTCGATTCATGCTCGGCCTTTTCCATCGACTTCAGGAACGGGCTAATATCGCCCAGCAGAGACACCACCAGCGTCGCCAGCGTCGCCATAGATGTTGGGGCGAACCTACGTGTTCGCCCGCTTCCCCTTTCTCCCCATCGTCAGCATCATCATGATCGCCTTATTCCGCCGCCACTGCCCCTCCCCTGCGTCAGCGGGGGAGGCCGGGTGGGGGTCGAACTTCGGCATAAAATCTTCCGGCCGCCACGGCTCGCGCCGCTTCTTCGGATCGCGCTGCGTGTTCGCGATCACACTCGCCAATATCCCCATGCGCAGATCCGCGCGCTCCTCGCCCCACGGCTCGACCGCGCTGTACGCCATCCATTCGCTCAGCAGCCGCGACGACATCCGCGCCAGCAGCGCATCGACGTCCGGTTCGCCCAGCGCCAGCGCTAACCGGAAGGCAAAGCGCCGGGTTGGCCGGCTGCGGAGTTTTTTTCCAGTTCCTCCACGTCGCGCGCCGTGAGACCCGATAGCCGCTGCGCCGCCTCGAACACCCGCTGCAGCGCCTGCGCGCTTTTCCGTCCCAGCGCCACGATGTCCGCATCCTCAAACAAGCGCGCGCCGTTTTCGTCGACGATGCAGCGCGCCGCGAGTTTCGCGCGCAGGTTCACGAGGTTCATCACTGGCGCGCGCCGGCCGTTGCTCGATAAGTCCACCACGCTCGCCTCAAACGCATCCCGCTCCGCGCCGCTCAGCCCGCGCACGCGCACCGCCCCGCCCCACTCCGGCACCTCGACGACATCGATCTTGAGATCATCCGCCGTCAGAATGGCATCTCGTGTCAGCAGATCCATTGGATTGCCGCCTTCCTCGTTTCCTTGTTTCCTTGCTTACTTGCCTACTTGTTTCCTTAACTCCACGTCCACTCGCCTGTGATCTTCAACGAGAGGTCGGCGCTCAATTTGTCTGCCACCGGCGCTTTAATCCCGAAGGCCGTCACGATTGCGGCAAACGTCACCACACTGGCATCGGGAAACAACATCTGCCAGTTCCACACGCTGCGATCGTTCATGATCTTCTGGATGCCCGTCACATCGTCGTGCGTCCCATCGGTCGGAATGAAATTGATCGGGAACGAAATCTCGCCCGAATCGATCAAGCTCGCCACGAATTCCTTCCGCGCGCCAGGCGAACTGTGGCTCGTCATCTCGATCGTGTCCACGGACATGCTCGGCCCGTCGATGTCGCCGACCTCCGCGATCGTCGTGAACGTCTCGGCGGTTCCGCCGCTGCCGATCTTCAGCAGCGTTCCATAGGCAGCCATCCCATCGCTCATGTTCTCATCCTCCTAGCTCGTTTTTTCTCGTCCTGATTTGTCGGCGACCCATACGCCGCTGGCCGCCGATTTCGGGTGACACCGTTCGCAGTTCGCCGCGTGCTCGCGCGCCGTGTTCAGCCCGCGCAACGTGTCCCACTGGCAGATCACGCAGCGCAGCCCCTCATATCGATTCCAATCATAACTCTCCCACTGCCCGTCGATCAACTTCCCCTCTCCCTCGTGGGGAGAGGCCGAAAGCGTCGCGATTTTTGCGACGAAGGGGGTGAGGATGTCGATCACGATGCGCCCCCTGCCCCATCTGCGTCATCCGCGGTATCTGTGGTTATGCCGCGTTGTGCCATATCATCACGTCCATCCGCACGACCGGCGCCGCGTGCACGTCGCTAAATCCGTCCACGCTATTCGTCACCTGCGCCGCCTCGATCTTCACCCCGCCCTGGGTGCCCACATAGTTATCCCAGCAGTGCCGCAGCGCCACCTCCACCGCCTTCGCCGTCGCGTAATCGTCCGCCTCACACGTCATCTGAAACCGGTCCTGGTGCAGACCGCTAAAACCCGTGTGCGCCCGCTGCGGAATTCCGCTGATCTTCTGATACGCCACCGCCGGCATCGCCACATCCTGCGGCACCACCAGCGGATAAATCCGCGTGCCCACCAAACTCGTCAGCGCCGAAAATCCCAACATCCGCGTATTCACCGCCTCTTCAATCGTCGCCAATCTCTAACCTCCCCATCACTCCTCATCCCCCTCCCGATCCACAATCGCCCGCCGTTTCTCCACCGCCTCTTTCAACGTCACTCCCACCGCCGCCGCCGCCTCGCTCGTCGTCGCATCGAACGCCGGCCGCAGCCACGGCCGCGCCGCCATCCCCGGATGTTGTGGCACGCCACCGGGCAGCACCACAAACCCCTCGCGCCCCTGAAAGGCCACCAGGCCGGGTATCTCGTGCCGCGTCGCCCCCGTCTCGAAAAATCGAAAATACCAGAACTTCTTGCTCGGCCCCAGCACGCCCTCGATCGTCCCCTTCACCCGGCTCGTCATCTGAATCCGCGAATGCTTCCCACGCCGCCCGCCCAGATTCGCCGCGTTCATCTCCGCCTGAATCTGCATGACCTTCGTCCCGGATCGCACCGCCGTCCGCGCCGTCGAGCGCACGCTGCCCCCCAGCGCCTGCAACTCCTTCAATAACTCCTCGGCGCCCTCCACCTTCACCCCGAAAAATTCCCGCTTCCCCGCCATCTGTGTCATCCTGTCATCCGCGGTA